CTGTGTCAATACACTTCTACCAGCGTTTTATAGTTCAACACCAAAAGCAGAAGTAAACTTACGTAAGCGAGCTGGTGGAATCCCCTACGAATTAGGCAGTGTCGTCATTGAGCGAAACACTCAATATTCGATGGACACTCATTTTGATTTTGACAAAGTAGGCTACAACGCAGCACTTCAGTTTCTCTTAACAGGTCAAGCCGTACTATGGGCGCGTTATGTGCCTAAGTTTGAAAAGGTATTCCAAGAAATAGCTATTATTCGTGACCCGTCAGGCTCAATGTTTACCGCCGACGGCCAGCCGTTTGACGGCGACATTACCAATGCAAAAGAAGCCGGTGGCAATATTCTGCTAGTATCGGTTGAGGTTGAACAAAAGGTCGACGAAAAGGCCGTACTTGAAGTTGTTCAGTATAACGACTACCGCTGTTCAGATGCTCGAAACGAAAGTGAAATTGAATGGCAAGCCAAGCGAGCGTTTCTTGACCGTTACCAGGTAGAAGAACGATTTGGATTGGAAATAGCAGACAAGCTGCACTACGACAGCTTTCCTGAGTTATCTCGCCGCGATGTAACCCAGAAAAACGAAAAACTCGAAGGTAAGGCGGAGGTTTGGGAAATCTGGTGCGAAGCAACAAACAAGGTTTACTGGCTTCAAGCTAACTACGAAAAAATTATCATTGAGGAGTCGGAACCGCCAATTAAGTTTGAACGGTTTTATCCATGCAGTGTAATCCGTCAATCCACTGACCCAGACTCCGTAATTCCAGTTTCAGACTACACACACGTTAAAGACCAAATCCTTGAGGTTGAGCGACTAACTACTCGAATCCATGCCATGACACAGGCAGTTCGAGCTAACTTCGTTTTTGACTCAGCTATGGGGCTTACGCTCCAACAGTTGTTTGAGGATGACTTGAAAGGCTTGCCGGTCGACAACTGGCCGTCTAACCGTGGCCGAGGTGGACTACAAGGGTCTATTGAGTTTGCCCCGGTCGAGCAGTTTGCAAACGTACTCAATATCCTTCAACAGAACCGCCAGAATGCGCTACAGCAGCTTTATGAAACCTTGAAGGTATCTGACCTACTTCGAGGCACATCGGAGCAGTACAAGTCAGCTACGGCCAATAGGTTGGAAAACCAATGGTCGTCAATGGGGTTAATTGTTCGACAGAATCAATTCACCAAGTTTGTCTCGGATGCAATTATGCACCTGGGTACAATCATCGCCGAGCAGTTTGACGAAGAAACAATTCTGGATGTAGCAGACGCCGACAGGCTTATTGCAGAAACACTCCCATCACAACCGCCAGCACCAATGCCACAACCAATGGGCATGGAAGCACCACAGCCAGAAATACCGTTTGGTGGTGAGCCGGTGGAGGAGCCAGAGGGTATGCCAGAAATGCCAGAAGGCATGGAAGCGCAAATGCCTAGCAATCCTGAAGCTGAAATTGAAAAAGTTGAAGCAGAAATTATTGAGATTCTGCGCGATAGCAAGAAGCGCTGCTACCGTATACAAATTGCTTCCGATTCAATGGTTGCTATTGATCAACAGCAACAACAACAAGAAGGCACAGCACTTATACAAACCGCGGGTGCGTTTTTTGACCAAATGCGAGGTCTTGTTGATCAATACCCCCCACTTGCAGAGTTTAGCATTAGCCTTTTCCAAAACATGATTCGGCGGTTCAAAGGCGGCAAGGAGCTAGATGGCATTTTTACAAAAGCCCTCAAGCAAATTGGCGAAATCGCACGAGCCAAGGAAGAGGCTGCTAAACAACCTCCTCCACCAGACCCCACGATGCTTGAAGTCCAGGGACGCTTACAGATTGCTCAGATTGAGGCACAAGCTCGGCTTCAAACTGCTCAAATGGAGGCACAAGACCGACAGGTTAAAAATCAAATTGAAGTGCAAAACCAACAACTCAAAGCTCAACGCGACCAGTTGGAAGCTCAACTTGCAATTCAAAAGCAGCAGTCCTCCGAATATATGGCTATGCAGCAAATTGCTATTCAACAGCAAGAGGTGCAAGTCAAACAATCAGCCGTTGAGGTTGATATGCTAAAAGTGCAGACCGGCGCTCAAACTGAAGCCGACAAAGCACTTATTAAGCAGGAAAGTAGCCAGATGCAGCACATCCTTGAAATTCAAAAATTGGATTTGGAGCAGATGCGCATTAAACTATCCGAAGCTGAAAAGCTCATGGAGGAACGGCGTTTGGCATCCGAGCAGTCTATTGAGCGGATTCGTCTCAGCATGGAAACGCTTCAGCGACAGCCACAAGGCGCTATCATGGTGACAACTGATAAGCCTATGGTGATCGAGAAAGAAAAGCCAAGCAAGCCTAAGAAGCGTCGTGGTAAGATAATTAGCGATGAAGCTGGTAATCCTGTAGGCATTGAGATTGAGGATACTGAAGAATGAGTACAGTAGTTTCCAATTCCGCTGCAAGCGTCAACCCTGACATCCCAGTTGCAACTGTTACTCGGAATGGTAACGTGTATCAGGAAATGGTACAGGGGCTTGTAAATCAGCCTCATGATGAAATTGTACTTTCATACACTGGAACAAACCTTACTGGTGTTACCTACAAACTAGCGAGTGTGACGGTTGCAACTTTAACTTTAGGATATAGTGGTTCAACACTTACCTCTGTTGTGAGATCGTAATGCCTTACGTTTTTAATCCGTTTACAGGTAATTTAGACTGGACGGTCGATGGAGTCCCCGCTCTCGCTACAGGTGGCGTAACCTTTGGCGGAACTACTGGTTTAATAACGCAGGATACTCGCAACCTTAACTGGGACGACACGAACAAATGGCTTTCAGTATCGTCAACGTCTCAAGAGCGAGTGACTAACGGATCGTTCACGGGTAGCGCAACTGGATGGACTCTTCCGACTGGATGGTCATATTCGTCGAATAGCGTCAGTCACAATACAAACGGCACAGGCGGTTTGACGCAAGCGATATCAATGAGTTTAGGCGAACGATTTGAGGTTAGCTTGACTCTTTCTAACGTCACTGTCAGTGGCGTTACAATCACAGTCGCCGGAAGCTCAGTCGGACAAGCAACAACAAACGGAACCTTTGTTTTTCGAGGCGTGGTTACTTCAGCGAGTGGCTCTATAACTATTGCTCCACTTGCCACTGGCGCTCGGCTTACTGTAGACGATGTAAGCGTGAGAGTGCTTAGCGGCGGTCGGATGCTTACTGGCGATCTGTTTGTCCAAGGGAGCGCGCTTCAAGGCGTAGCGACGATTTCGGCGCTTGGTAAATCAAACGGTTCGCCAGGAACGACACGGCATATCTCGCTAGAAAACACAGGCACTAATACTTGGATCGATTTCAAATTCAACAACACCGATACGGCACACATTGGCGCTACCTCGTCTGGCGAAGTCAGTACCTACGTTGGTGGTGGTAACGGAGTCGCCACCTACAATAAGGCCACAAATAGCCTATTTAGTTACAGCACACCTAACACGTTCACGCATTACGGATACGGTGCCTTTTCTAACGGTGTAAACGCAGGCGGTTTTACTAGTCCGAGCAGTACTTTGATGTCGCAAGGCGGTACGGCACTCAAGGTGAAATATATTACGGCGAACCAAACTCTTGACAACACAGCAACGGAATGGATCGTTGATCCGTCCGTGGCAGCGTGTAATGGCGCACCTACTAATGCTTGTAGCAGCTATACAAACGAAATTGATTGTTTAGCTCGTGATGCTCACGGCGGTTGCTCTTGGTTCGCTGGTAATCCTTGCAGCGTTTACAACGGCAATCAGTCAAGTTGCGAAGGCACAACTGGATGCACATGGGAACAAGCGTCCTGCTCAAGTTTTGGCGACGAGAGTAGTTGTAATGCAGTAACGGGATGTTCGTGGACAAACAACCCGCAAAGTTGCTCGCCTCTTAACGAAGCGGCTTGTGGATCTACGTCTGGCTGTACGCAAAATTTCGACGACTGCGCTAACTACTCAGACGGCGGCGGAGACGGTACAGCGTGTAACGCAGCTAACGGCGGTGGTTTTTGTAGCTATGATAGCGGTACCGGTGCGTGTACTGGCGGATCATGGTTTGTCAGTTGCTCAGGCACTTACGATTCGTATAGTTGTGAAGGAACGTATGCTACCGGAAACTGTACCGGAGTATACGGCGCAGCTTGTAGCGGTACGGCATCGTGCGGAGGTATCGACGATTCTACCAACTGCAACAATGAGCCTGGGTGCAACTGGACGACAGCGATCTCACTAACACTTCCGTCGATAACATCATGTCCAGACAGAGATTATTGGATCTATAACGCATCCAGCACCAATGCAGATGTGGTAATAGTTCCGGCGAGTGGCAATACGATTGACCATACGACCTCCTATACGCTCTCTAATTTTAAGGACTGGGTGCATATTAGTCCGTTTATACGATCTATATCATGTAGCGGCCTCAACGAATCTACTTGCGGAACTACTTCTGGTTGTACGCAAAACTATTCAAACTGCATTTGGGACAGCATTGATAGCCTTTGCATAGGAAATCCGTCGTGTTCCAGTTACGGAGATCAATCTTCGTGCGAAGCGGCTACATATTATTCCGGCTGTAGCGGAAATTATGTTGTATCGTCAAATTGGTATGTATTTGGTAAATAACTTGGAGAATGAATGTTGCAATTAACGGAAGAGACCGCAAAAGAGTTTATTAAAAACGAACTTGTTTTAGTTAAAGTGTGGGCAAAAAATTGTCCTTACTGCGACAGGTTGAATGATCATTTAGCAAAGGTAGATCTATCAGCTTTTGATTGTGGAGCATTGGAGGTGTCACATCCAATGGACAAGACTCCTAAACCATCCGAGTTCAAACGCACTTGGATGAAAATGGATAAGTCCGATGTGGTCAAAGACTCCGTTCCGGCGTTGTTTGTATTTGAACGTGGTGAACTTAAATACCGTCATTTTGGTATGCTTTATTCTGATTCACTTGCACATTGGCTTGCTACTGGCGAGGTAATTCCAAGCAAGATTCAGCAGGAAGAAAAAGTAGCAAATGACAAAAAGCAAAAACTTATTAACCTTTTTGCGCAGCGCGGGGAGCTTACCTACAACATGGAGTTGATGGGCAATAAGCTCGCTGAAATTAACAAGGGTATTGCGGAGCTAACACGATGA